TGGTAAATCTTCATATACGCCTTCTTTAAAATTCATTTGAATCTACTCTCCCTATTAATTCTTCGTAATCCGCTGGATCAGAAATTTTTTTATGAAACCTAGGTAACAACCAAGTAATTATCTTGATTCTCCTTTCCAATTCATTCCTAAATATTTCTTTTTCTTTTAGGTTGTTTTTGGTGCTATTCATTTGGTTTGTTTTCATTGATTTGTTCGTTTTCCCTACGCTCCATGCAAATATCAAAAATTAATCTGTCTAAATACCATTGCGCTTTTTTTAAGTCATTGATTGGATCTTCATGTTTATTCCTGTAACGATGTAAATATTTAATAACACATGCTTCCAAATGATATTTGAAATTGACACCCAGTTGTTGCTTGATATAGTCAATACATTCAATTTTGTTTTTGGTGTAATGTGCCGGTCTATTTATTTCATCACTCATGTCAATCACCACAAATAAAAGTCAAGAACAGTCCTAGGGCATTAGGAGAAAGTGATGAATTAGAACTGTTCCTGACCCATGCACTAAAAAGGAATATCCACTTCTTCTTCATCCTTAACAAGCGATGATAGTCCAGACTCAGATGGTTGTTCAGAATTGACTGGAGCTTTATCAGCTACAGCCTGATATTCAAAACTTTCATGAATCAATCCCTGTTGCCACTCTGGTAAAGTGCTAAAAACTTCACAGGCAGCTTTGGATTGTTCATTACTGTTACCATTAAATTCATTACAATAAATATCCAAATCAAAAATAGTTGGGTCATTAATTGTTTTGGTCACTTTAAATTCATCTGGCTTGAAGATTGCCTTTACTCTTGCCCTGCCTTCATCAGTATGTTCAATATGTAACATGGCTGGCGCACCAATCATCCTGCTGACATCAAAACCTTGTAAATCTTCATTAGTAAATGGTCTACCACGCCAAGTCACCAAGTCTTTGTATAAAGTTGCATTCTCGTTTAACGATGCAGTGTATTTTTTACCGATACTGAAAGGTCTGCCATCATCCAATGTCTGTGATGGTATTTCCCATGTCACAAAGATAACCTTTCTTTTCTTTGGCGGATTATCTTTCCATGTTTCTTCTCTAGTACCAGCATCAATTATTTTGTAACATACAGCAAGATATTCTCCAGCTGACAACACTTCAAATTCAGGTTTGTCTGCGCTAATTTTTAACGTCATGATTTTTCTCCATTAATTTATGATTTGATATTTTTAACAAATTTTAATATGATTATACATCTTTTTATAAATTAAACAATAGTGATGATGACATGGCATTAAAGATTTCCCGACCACATGCAAAAAAATTTGAAAGACCACTGACCCAAGATGTACAACAACAATTCCTAAGTTTTATGACAGAAAATGGAATGGAACCTGACCCAAATAGAGGTTTGGTAATTGATGGAAGTATTGGTCGAGCTTACGTCAATTTAGGTGGTGAAAGAAAGCTGTCAGGCTGGTATCAATTGTGGTTGGATCAATCCATACCTTTTGGAAGGATTGGCGATTATAGAACCTCAATGGACCAGCCGACAGCGATCTGGAAACCCGAAAACAGAAAAAGACAGACAATCACAAAGGCAGAACGTGAAGAAATAAAAAAATTACAGAAAGAAGTCGAGATCAAGAAGGCAGAAAAATATTCAAAGTCTGCCAAACGCTCTCAGGCTCTCTGGGATGAAGCAAAAGAATGTGAAAGACATCCATACCTAGAAAAGAAGAAAGTTCTTTCCTATGGGCTCAGAATTGACCCTAAAGGACTATTAATCATCCCATTGCTGGATGCAAATTTATCCATCGTGGGTTTACAGTACATCAGCGACACCGGCACTAAGCGTTTCCTTGCTGGTTCCAAAAAAAGCGGCAGCTTTTTTATTCTTGGACAAGAGATATTAAAAACCTCAGACAAAATTTATTTTTGTGAAGGTTATGCAACCGCAGCTTCGGTTTATAAAGATATGGAGCAACCAGTATTTGTGGCATTCGATGCCTATAATCTATCACCTGTGGCAGAGAATGTTTTTGGCATTTTAAAGAACAGGAAGTTCGTTTTTATCGCAGATAATGATGACTCAAAGACTGGTGAGAAGGAAGCCAAAAAAGCCTGTAAATATATCATCAAAAACAAAGGTAGGGCTGAAGTTTTGATGCCGGAATCACAAGGCGATTACAATGACCATGCCAATGCAATTGAAGGTGAGATTTTACCGCCATTAAAAGTGCTGGATATCCCAACCAATGTTGATTTTGTCAAATCAGAGAAAGGCAGGAAGTTGAATATCAAAGATAATGTACAGGCAGTCATGCAAATGCATTCCATCAATGTTAATTACAACGTGATAAAGAAAAAGATGGAAATACATATTCCCAACATGAAATTCATCGCTGACATGAAAGAAGAAGCGAGTCTGGTCGAGATTGAAGATCGTTGTATTAATTTAGGTGTACCACATACCAGAGTCAGGGATTATTTAAAGATATTAGCCAAAGAATACAATCCTGTTAAGGAATGGATTGATAGTAAGCCATGGGATGGAACATCACGTTTGCAGGAATTTCTGGACACCATTGAATCAAGAACATCTGATGTTCTGAAAGACATGTTGCTCAAGAAATGGTTAATTAGTTGTGTGGCAGCCATTTATGAGCCTAATGGAGTTGAGTTGGAAGGTATACTGGTATTTCAGGGCGCACAGGGTTTGGGAAAGACATTGTGGTTTAAACGATTGTGTAATTACAATAAAGGTTGGCTGTTGGAAGGTGCAACGCTGAACCCAAGCGATAAAGATAGCGTAAAACGTGCTGTATCACATTGGATAGTGGAATTGGGCGAGATAGAGTCCACTTTCAAGAAGTCAGACATAGACCAATTGAAAGCCTTTGTGACAGCAAAGACAGATGAACTGAGATTGCCATATGACAGGGCATTCACCACCTATCAAAGACGCACAGCATTTTTTGCATCAGTCAATGGTAGGGAATTTCTCACTGATACATCAGGCAATCGAAGATTCTGGGTGGTGTCAACCAAGGCAATTAATTTCAATCATGGCATGGATATGCAACAGGTTTGGGCTGAAGTAAAGAAAACCCTGTATGTTGCCGGGCAAAAGAACTGGTTCCTGTCTCCTGATGAAAGGGAGTTACTTCAGGACTCCAACGAAGGGTATAGAACCCAGAGTAGTGTGGAAGATCTTATCTTGGAACATGTTGATTTTGATGCCAAAACAACACAGCCGGTACAAATGACCAAGTTACTCAGGGATTTGGGTATCAGTAATCCCAGAATGCCTGACTTTAAAAATGCAGCCAGAATTTTACATCAAAAAGGAGTAGAACCCAGAAGAACCAATGGCAAGAAAGTGTATGATTTAAGTTATACCAAAACCATTGAGGATTCATTTAATAGCGGTTTTAATAGTGGATATAATGATTGATATGGGGAGGTGATTAATGATAATTATGTCATTGTTACCAATTTATCATGCCCTACCTGTGATGACCGGGTTGAGGTTTATAAGAGAAACGCAAGTGTGGGTAAAGGAAAAACAGTGTATAGTAAAAAAATGCCAACCTGTGACGAAGGTACTGAGAAATAAGGGATTTATATATTAGATAGTGTTAGGTATATACATTTATAATAATAATAATAATATATATATACAGCAGTATATAGCACCATTTATACCGGTTATAAGTAGGGTAAATGTTTTATAGCTATACACTGCACACTATACACTGATGGTTTAATTGAATGAGGTAAAATGATGGAAATATTTATATACAATAAAGAACAACCAAGAAGTTTAAACTATGTTAGATGGAGACAGATGAGTAATAAAGAAAGATTTTATTACAAGCAGAAGCCACTGGAAGAAGAAAGGGCAATGAGATTATTCAATGAAATGTACCCAGATAAGAGTAAAACAACTAATGATAACTGGAGCTATGATGCGAATGGTAGTCCAATGGAGAATAAAAACAATGAAAAAGATTAAGGAATACCTAAAAAATCTCTTTAGGAAAGAGTATCATGTGAGTGTATTCTTGAATGGAGATAGGAAATTTCCAAATGGTTCACAACATATGACAATAGCATTAAAGAAAATAAGTAAGATAAATAATAAGCAAGTGGTTGGAGTAGATGAGAACAACAATAAGTATGAGTTCAACAGTGTCGATGACTTTAACTATCAAGTGAAGAAAGTGGTTTAATGGCTAGACCTAAGAAACAAAAGAAACATCTTGTAGATATTCCTAGTCAATTTGAAAAGGATAAAGAACTAGGATTGACTAAAATGCAAGCTGCTTTTGTTTGGTATTATACTGAAGGATCTTGCGGTCAAACTGAAGCAGCAAGACGAGCTAAGTATGAATATCCTGCTGTCGCTGCCAACAAGATGCTCAATGGTAAAAACTTTCCCAGTGTTACCAAAGCAATCAAAATAAAACAGGATGAGTTGGCTGAGAAGTATGCCATTACTCCAGCTAAAACTGGAACAATGTTGTGGAAGATAGCAGAGAATGCGTTTGAATCTGGACAGTTTAATGCGTCAGTGTCAGCGATAAAAGAGTTGAATCAACTAGCCGGTTTATCTGTGAACAGGTCGCAGAATATTAATATCAATGCCAACATTGATAGTATGAGTAAGGAAGATATCAAGGAAAGATTGAGTAAATTATTAGGAGCTGATGTCGAGACATACTCTCCAAAAGATTTATGAAATAAAA